GCATTTGAACCATCAGGATAGCTAAGAACTAACTCTTGGTTGTTATAAACTTTAGCACTTGTTGTTCCATCAATTTGCACCTTATCGTCTGACGTGTTAGATGGTATTGCAGTATCAATAACTCCAATATTATCGTTGTTTAAATCAGTTTGTATAATATTACTTGTAGCAGAAACAACTTGATCTAATACGTTTGTAGGATTCTGAGAAATAGGATTGTTAATACCTATAAAAACAGGTGTTGATGAGGTAACGTATTCTTCGCCATCATCTATTTTATACCATTCTCCACTCATTACCTCGCTTTGAGCCTTAAATGTACCTCCTAAAAATGAATAGTTTTTAAATGAACTATCGCCATTTAGGCTGTATTTTAACATTTTAAGAGGTGATATATCATTGGATTGTATATCGGCTTGTAATACCTCAAGAGGTTCAACTTGCAAAGATAAATATTCATTAACTAAAAGTTGATTTATATTTAAAGGTGCGTCAGTTGAAGGGTTACCTCTTTGAAACCCAAGTGAAGATTCCCATTGATTTGTAGTTGAATTAAAGTGCTGTACTGAGTATAATTTATTTTGTGCAGTAGAACCAATATTCAAATCTCCTAAATCAAAAGATTCTGAAGAAGCTATTTCATTTTGACTTGCTGAATATCGGAAACCTGTGCCAGTTTCTACAAACTCAGTATCACCAAAAGGCGATAGAAATATTACTTCACCTTCTGTACTTTGTGTTCCAGGAGTAGGGTCGGCTATATCTATTATATAATATTGAGTAAAACCACCTTGAGTAACTGTACCATATTGTGAGTAGTTATTACTAGCAGTCATTTGTATAGAAACATCTCCTATAATTCCAGGAGCTGATACTATTGCATTAAAATTAATATCGGTTCTAAAAGATTTACCTAAACCAAAACTTCCAGGAGTAAAACCTGCTAAACAAGGACCAAGGTCATCTGATGCTATAATGTTTTGAGTGTTACTTGCATTAAAAATAGGCGTATTATAGTCTATACCTTCAGTATAAATTTCACTTAAAGCTCCTGAAACACTTTCTTGATTATAACCTCTTGCTATTGTTATAGAAAGTGGAGTACCACTTGTAGTCCAAATAAATGGTGTAGATGGGTTATTTGTACCTGTTGTTGGTGGTTGTAAATACTTTGTAGTCGTACCATCAGTTATAGATATAATTAATGTAGCGGTAGTTAAGAAAGATGAATTTCTTATAACAGGGTTATCTAAAGAACCTGTGTAAGTAAATTGACTTGCAAGAAAATTCTCTTGGTGTACTGCGTGAAAATTTAAACTAAGTAAATCATCACTTAATACAGGTAACTGAATAGACCCTGCGACAAACGAACTCGTTAAATCCGTTCCAGGTGTTATATAAAAATTTGTTGGTCCAAGTATAAAATCAACATTAACACTTTCATATGAAGGTTCGTAAGTCAAAACACTACCACCTAATATTACATTAGTGGATTGGTCTATAGTTAACTTAGTATCTATGTTTGAATTACTAGAACCTTGTAAAGCATTTAAATTTCTAGTCCAAACATTTAAAGTACCATTATTATTGTTTACTAAATTGTTTGGTTGTATAAAATAATAGTAACCTTCAGCTAAAAAACCTATTGTGTTAAAAGTTTTTAAACACCCATCAAATACATCTGATGTTTTATACTTTAATGCTTCATCGGCATTATCAATATTACCTTCTGTGTCGTATTTTAAAGGTTCAGTAAAAGCACCAATAGTAGCACCATAAAGTTCAAAAGAATCTTTAGATTGATAAGTATCTTCAGGTCGCCACCAATCAATAGCTGTTCGTAACCAATTACGTGTACTTGGATTTGGTGAAGTTGTAGTATCTAAAAATTCTCCTGCTAGTGCAAATGCCATTTTATTTGCAAGGTTTTTAATCCTATTTATTATAGGTTCGGTTGTATTTCTAGCTTCTTCACTTGCAAGTTGTTGTTCTTTTAATTTTGTGTAAAATCCGTAAGAATCTGTTGCTGTTATTCTAGTAGAATAAGGGTAAGGAGTGTTTTGTATTGAATCAAATCCAGGCGTTATCCACCCAAACCACCAAAGACCATCGTTGTTTATATTGTTTTTATATATCCTAACGTAATGGTATCGTTCACCTTTTTTAAGCAACTCTTCATATAGAAAATTCTCGTCAACATCATTTTTTATATAAAGGTTTATAGAACATTCAGAACCAATAAAAGTTCTTTTTCTAGTACCACCTTGACCCGACCATTTTATTTCAAAGCCTTCTCCTTGTAAATCACATTCAATAGAAGAACCTGTGTAATCTCTTTGCCAAATTTCAACGTACCAAGTTGTACCTTTTTCGCCTAATATTTGAGTGTGTCTTATTTTACCAAATGCCATTTACCTTTTTTTTTATCTGTAACCTTTTCTTCTATTAGCTCTATCGAACACTATCAATAAATCATCTCCGCTTATTCTTACATCAGGAATAGCAGCTGCACCTCCTCCGCCTAAAGCGTGGTTAGGTATAATCGTTCCGCTTGAACCTGGTACGAATAGTTCAGGTCCTCTTTCACCTACGATACTTGGTCTACCTACAGGAGGGCGACCACCATCGGCAAAACCTAAAATATTCATAAAGTTACCACCAAATGATTTCGCAGTACCCAAACCTGTTAATTGTAATAACCCTGCTAAGATGGCTGTTTTAGCTATCATTTTAGCTATATCGATTAGGAATTGAGAAGCAAAAGTACCAAACTTCTCACCGAAGCCAATAGTTTGCTCTTGCATTACTCCGTTTATTTCTACATACCTTGTTTGCTTTTCAAACAGATTTACAAATCCATCAGCAAAATTAGAAAGCATATCCGTTCCTAATTGATTTAAGGTCATTATCTGTTCGCCTGTGATACCTAATTGAACCCCAAACTTTGTTAATTCTAATCTTGAATATTGTATTTCTTCAGCAGATACATCTACTCTACCACCTCTAAGTTCAGATTCGCCAGAATCACCACCTACAGATGTTATTGTTCTTGCACCTAGAGTTGCTCCTTGATTATTTAAAGCTCTTTCAGATAAAAATAATTCATCAGCCGCTTTTTTAGCAGCTATCATACCTTTTTGGATTTCACTTAAAGCTGTTCCGCTACCTGCATTTAGCATACGGAAATCATCCATCTCCTTATTTAACTCTCTTTGAGCCTTTGCTAATTCTTCTGCTTCTTTTTGTAAATCTCCGTAATGATGTGCTAAAGCAGAAACCCCTACAAGTAAAGCTACAGCTAATGCTTCCATTGTCAAAAGTGGTGCTAATACTACCGCTAAAATACCTCCAAGAATCATTAAACCTGATTTAAGCAACGCAAGTAAGGGTACTAAAGCTGCTACAGCTAATAATAAAACACCAAACGCTGCTGCAATCCCTAGCACATCTATTATAGTGTTTTGAGTGCTTTTATCTAAATCAGAAAACTTATTAGCTAAATCTGTTATTTTTTGTATTACAGGTAATAGTCTTTCTACTAAAAGTTCACCAAATACAATTTGCAATTCATTAATAGCAGATTGCATTTTTTTAAGTTTACCTTTAGTGGTAGACTCCATCCTATCTGCCATTTCACCAAGGGCAGTTGTATTTGTTTCGTAGCTGTTAGTTAATTCATCTACTTTAGCTAGATTTTGAGAAAGTATAAGTAACTGATTGGCTGCGGTTTTACCTACTAATTCTTGAGCATCATTAAGCGACATTTGACCTGACGCCATTCGCTCCAAGGTTTTATTAAATGGAATACCCTCTTTGTTAAGTTCCATAAATATAGACCTTAATCCTGTACCTGCTTTAGAAGCCTTAATACCATTATCCATAAGTACACCCATCATCGCTGATAGACGTTCTACAGAAACCCCTACTGCATTTGCCGAAGCACCTGCGTGACCGAAAGCAGTCGAGAACGTATTAAGTTGTATAGATGAATTGGCAGCAGCCATAGCTAAAGTATTCGCTACACTAGCTGAATCGGTTGCTTCTAAATTAAAAGCGTTTATAGATGCTGATACTGTTTCTGCTGCAATGGTTAAATCTTCGCCAGTCGCTAAAGCTAAATCTGCTATAGCTTCTTGCATTCCCATTATTTGACTAGGATCAAAACCTTTACGACCTAATATAAGTTGTAGTTTAGAAAATTCAGTAGCAGTAAATTGGGTTGTTTTACCAAGCTCTCTAGCTGTACTCTCTAGTTGTTTCATTTCAGACTCCGTAGCACCTGTTACTACAGCTACTTTCATCATCCCATCCTCGAAGTCTACAAATGTATCTACCGCTGCTTTACCTAGTGCCGCTAAAGGAGCTGTTACACTAAAGGTAAGTAAAGAACCCATACGAGCTGCACCCGAAGCGAATTTAGCTAAACTTTTGTTAGCTTTACCCATTCCCTTCTCTAACCCTTTTACGTTAGCTGCGACAATTATCGAGATGGTCTTTACTGAAAACCCCATTACTTTTTATATTTTATTAAACTTACTTTTATTGTATTTCTCGAGAACCTTTTGTATGTGTTCCTTTGAAGCTATCTCTTTTTTCGGCTTATACTTATTATCCCAAGGAAGAGGTAATATCTCTTGTGGCTTTAGATTCTTTTTTGAGTGAGGTTGCAAACACCCCATCAATACGACTCGAGTTTGTTCCCATTGGTTCTGCGACATCTGTTCCTGGTGCATTTTAAAGCCCTCTAAGCGATTATTAAAAGAACGTGGGGTTAAACTATATAATTCATCATAACCTAACCCCATCATCCCTAAACCTATCTTCTCGAGCTTATCCCAATCAACATCACCTTCCTCAGAATCTATCTCCTCTCCCTCAACTACTTTCCCTCGCCTTGAGGTTGGTCTAGTTGGAACGCTTCGAATATTTCAGATATTTTAGAAAAATCTTCGTTATCCAACCACTCTTCAATGTCAGCGATTTTATAAGTAAACTTCTCTCCAATCTTCTTAGCTCCGTACTTCAAACCAAAGTAAGCGATAACTCCGATGTGGTCTATCTCCGATCCTAACTGATTTAATTCGTTTAGCTTTAAACCTAACTTTTTGCAGATTTCTTTTAAGCATAAATAACTAAATCTGATTGGTCGCTCCTGACCGCCTAATTCTACCTTTTTCATTTTTATTTGTGTTTATTTATTAGTATGTACCTTTAACTACTGATGATGTACCTGTTATAGTCACAGAGTAAGTCACATTTTCTTCGACCCCTGCATCCATAGAAAGACTTGATACGTAACCACTTCCTTCCCATTTAACACCTGACCCTCGTTCTGAGAATTGTACAGACACTTCATTGCGTTGAGAGATGTCACTAAAAAAGTCGTGAAAGTCTTGGTCTGCACTTATGTCTTGTAGTGCGTCAGTAGACAATTCAAACGATTTAAGTCCACCAATGTTTTCTTGAAATCCTGCACTATCTTTTGTAGTAACATCTCTTAAATCGTTGTTGAACGATATTGAAGCTGATGTGCTGTGAGCTACTGCATCTGCGGCAGCATCCTCTCCTTCAGTAATAACTTCAACTATTATAGCATCAGCACCTATTGTAGCTGTACCATTAACAATACTAATGTCATTAGCTAAATCACCTGCGTAATCGTTTGTAAAATCCTTATAAGTATAATCACCATCTACTACAGAGGTTGTACTTGAATAGTTGTTGTTTAATTGAGCAGATAAATTAACTAATACATTAGCAGCATTATTTGTACCTGAAATGTTTACAGATACTTCTGCTACATTATTTCCGCTAGTATCAGCAGAATTTAATACTTTAATAGTACCAAGTACATCTAAAGGTGCTGTAGTCTTAACTTTAATTCTAGTTACTTGACTAATAGCAGCAGGGTACAATCTATAAACTAATAAATCCGATGCGTTTTTGATTGCCATAATTAATGGATTTAAAAGTTAATATTATGCTTGAGTTAATGCTCCTGTACCTGTAAGAGAAATAGAATAAGTTGCGTTTTCTTCTACACCTGCGTCTATTGAAATAGAAGTAATTATAGCTTCACCATAATACTCTTTAGTATCATTACCAAAAGCTACAGTTACTGCTAACCCTGCTGCCCAAGAATCATAAATACTTGATACGTTTTTAAGAGTAGAGTCTACTTCAGTTCCTTCTTTAAAAGGGTCGTTACCTGTTGCTGTTGCTGCACTTAATTCTACAAAAGCATCTCCACTCATTTCCCAAGATTTTAAACCTGCAAGATTTTCTTGCCAACCAAGTGACGATTTTGTTGTTGAATCTCTTAAATCCATATTGATAGAAAGAGAAGCTGATGTAGCATAAGCGATAGTATTACCATCAGTTCTACCACCGACTCTAAGTGCTACGTTTGTTGCATTTTGAATTGCCATTTTTATTTAGTTTTTGATTATTAAACAATTAAATATTACGTTTTTGTAGAACTTTTCAGGTGACTTAAAATACTCATCATCTAGGGTTTCAAACCTAAACTTAGCGGTATAAGTCACA